ACGACATAATTGGCATAATAAACAACTTAAACAATTATATAAGGATTATTTAAAACGAGAAGCTAAGGCTGTTATTGATTTAGAACATGAAAAAGTTACAGAATGTGAGTTTTATCGTCAACGATGGTTAGAGTTAGACGAAATCGTACGTGAATACCTAGGAATGGAGGCATAGTATGGAGCCTATTATTAGCCCTTGGTTTATATACCTGGCTGGTATTGCAAATCCACTTAAATTCTCTCTCGGTTTAATAGCATTTTTTGGTGCTATCGCTTGCTTTATTATTGGTGGCTACTATTTTATAGAGTCACCTTGGGAAGGTTGCAGTACTATAGAACGTCAGAGAGCAGAAGCTAAACAAAAAGCATCTTTGAAGTTAATAAAGATAGTTATTCCAGTGACATTTGTGTCATTCTTGTTACAAGCCTTTATACCAGATAAGGATACATTGATAGCTATGGCTGTAGCCAATGTTGTCACCGTTGATAATATTCAAGGTGCTAATGCGTTTGTTAAAACAAACGTACAAGATTATATCAATATGATTACAGATGCTATAAATAAAGTGAAATAGGTGACTGAAATGTTATGGACTATTTTTATACTTTTCATTATATGGTTACTGCTTGCAACTGTATATCAAGAAGAGATATTTGACGTATTAGATTACATTGTAAAACGTATAAAGGAAGGAAAATAAAAATGAAATTTTTAGGTTTAAAACTAGCTGGTCTAGGTATATTAGTTATCCTAGCATTTGCTCTGATTTACAATACAACGTATATGATTTCAGCAGGTCATGCAGGTGTAGTATTCAATAAAATGGACGGCGGTATTCAGCCAGAAACACTAGACCAGGGATGGCACGTAGTAGCTCCTTGGAAACGTGTGACAGAATATCCTGTTAGCACAGAATTAGCATACTATATTGATGGTACTCATGAGGACCGTAAAGACGTGGATGATAGTATCGTAATTGGTACAAAAGATGGCAAAACAATCAAGGTTGATGCCCAAGTTACATATCACATGAATCAAGATTCTTTACCTCATATCTATAACAAATTTAAAGGTCAAGATGATAGCATAATCGAATATGGCTATATGAAACAAAACTTCCAACGTATCGCTAATGATATTTCCTCTCATTATTCTATGATGGATATTGTAGGCGAGAAGAAAGAAGCCTTTAACCAAGAGCTATTGAAAGAAGTTTCTGAGTTCTTTGACCAAGACGGTATCGTTATCGAGCAGGCTTCGTTAGGTAAAGTAGAACCAGATAATGCTACTAAAGAAGCTATCCAAGCAGTAGCTAACGCACAATACAAACAACGTCAAGCAGAATATGAAAAAGTAGCGGCAGAAGCTGAAGCTAAAAAGAAAGTAGCTGTAGCAGAAGGTGATGCTCAAGCTAAGCGTATTCAAGCTGATGCTGAAGCATATTATAATGCACAAGTAGCTTCTAGCCTAACTCCAGAAATGGTTCAACTTAAACAAGTTGAGAAGTGGGATGGCAAATTACCTACTTATTCTGGTATTGCTAATGGCATGTTTAGTTTTAAATAGGAGGTAAAGTATGGAAGATTATCTAGTACCTGATATCCCATATAGACGATTTCAAGTAGTGTCTTTATATAACGGCACTGATATTAAAATCCCTCAACGCAGTACATATGCAAGTGCTGGTTATGATTTAGAGTCTGCTGAGACTGTAGTGATTGGGGCAGGTGAAACTGTCCTAGTCCCTACAGGATTAAAGGCTTTCTTCCCACCAGATGAGTTCCTAGCAATATACCCACGTTCATCTTTAGCTGGTAAATACGGGATTACCTTAGCGAATTGTGTAGGTATTGTAGATTGTGATTATGTTGACAATCCAAGTAATGAAGGTCATATCCAAGTATTGCTGAAAAATACGACTGATAGTGACTATGTAGTAAAAAAGGGAGATAGAATTGCACAGGCAATCTTCCAACCATATATGATTACAGACCGTGATAACCCTAGAGGTTCACGTACAGGCGGATTTGGAAGTACAGGTAAATAAAATGGATTCTATTACAGAAATAATTGAAAAACTAGAAAAACCGCAGGTATTGGAGCACGTTCACATAGCTGGTATTTTATGTCAGTTGCGTGATGTTGGGTATACAAGTGTTGAATATACTGAGCATAGTTATCTTGTATTTATAGGACCACATGTTCAAAAACTTCAAATAGAATTGCCAAAGGCTATTAGTGTTGCTTTACGAGCTATCTTTGGTCAAGGTTATAGAAATATCGAAGAACTATTGGAGTCTAAATATCTCAACATAGGTGTTGACGTCTACAAAGAGAATATTAGACAAAATCACGATACTGGTTATGTTATCAAACACAAACCCAATATGCTTAAAGCACGTATTTCTAAATACGGTGGGGAATATATAGCTACGTTAAATGGCGTGATTAAAGTCAATCCAGGTGACTGGATTATTACTGGAATTAATGGGGAGCAGTATCCATGTGACCCAGAGATATTTAAAGAACTATATGATATAGTATAACAGGAGGTTTAATGGTACATTATTTCGTAGTTGACTACGGAAATACTGGCGACCTCTATAATATTGGTGTATTGGGCGAAGATAAAGACCTAATTAAACAGTACTTAATGAAAGATTCAAGAAATGTACGGTATCTAAAGTCGTGCAAGAGAAAAAAGAAAACAGGCAAAGACATTGGGGTAGGTATTATCATCAGTTGTAGATACCTACCTAAATGCCCAAAAGGATTAGCACCAGACGAGAGAGGTACTGTCCTATGAAAGAGTCAATGATACAAGAGGCTATCACCTTATTTGACCATGTAGGTGATAAAGCACTAGAAGAAATTAACTTTGCGATGAAATCATGGGAATACACAAATTCCGTCAATGAGTATCGTAAAGTTGATAAACTTTCTCAATTATTTTTTGAGAAATATAGTAAATCCCCAGAAGAGATTTATATAAAAAAAGAAGAACAATTAGTTTTAATCCACTTTGCAATGTGGTTAAAGCAATACCTATCATCTATGGACCCAGTGAGTTGGGGAATATGGAGAGATACAATTATTTATGGTTTATCCACAAAAGAAATGATGAAAAAGTACGGTATTACACGTGATAGTAAACTATATCAACGTCGTAAGAAAATATTAAAATATATCAAAGCAGGATTGCCATTATACTATGAGCAGTATTTGAATTTAGAAGAGTATATGAAAGGCTAGTTGAATGACAGTTAAATCACTTGAGGATAGTTATAAACCTCATATTATTACGTGTAGATTAAATACCGATTACGCACAGTTAGCTGTATTATCTGACGTTCATGAGGGGCTTAACAATAGAGCCTATCTAAAACAGACAGTGAAAAATCTGTTGAATTTAGGACCAGATTGTAAAGTAATTCTTGGTGGCGATAGCACTAACACAACGACTAAACACTCAAAGGGTAGCGTACTAGAAGAATCCTTAGTTGGTGACGAACAAGTTTACGCATTGGTAGAAGATATTCAACCATTATATGAGAGCGGTCAATTAATTGGTGTTATTGGTGGTAATCACGGAGCAAGGGCTTATAACGATGCTTATATTAGCGTAGAACAAATGATATGTGCATTACTAGGTGACCGCACTTTATACAAGGGCGAATTTGGTCTTGTTTATTTTAACGTAAATAAGAATTGTTATGTTCATCATATCTTGCATAAAAACAGACGTACAAAGAATTATTATGATTACTTTAATGCTGACGTAACATGGTTTGAACATTTCCATGAACCTAGTGCTACACCAAAGATTGCTATTGAACACAATAAGTATTCTAAAAAACCGATTGTAAAAGAGGTTTGGGAGCTACGTCAATCATCGTTCCAAACATACCCTAGCTATATTAAAGCTAGTGGTATTCGACCGAATTTAAGTGGTTTCTGGATTGCTGAAATGACTGGTAATGAGCATAATAAAAAGGTTACGCCTTTTATGGGAGATACTTATTTTGAATTGAGAGGTAGGGGATTGAATGTTAGTAAATGATATGTTCCTCGACTTAGGTTTTGGGTATAAGGTTGCGATGAAAGAAATTTTTGCAATCATGCCAATGAATGTATCAAGTTCAAAAGAACTGTTTCGTAAATACTTCCGTGAAGGAAAGGTGTTACGAGCCACAAAAGGTAGAAAAGCACGCTCTTATTTACTTTTAAATAATGGGTTAGTATTCGCATCCACATATACTACAGATGAACTGACAGAACGTGTATGGGAGTTAAAGCGTATAGCAAGGTCTATTGATTATGCCAAGGTATAAGCCAGGACGACGTAAAGCTCGTCCTTTAACCCATAAACAACATGTATATGTCCAGACAAAGATATTAACTGGAAGTAAAAAGGAGGCTTTAAGAGTGGCTGGCTATAAAGAGAAGTGGGAAAATGTTGAAGATAGCAAGGCAGTACAAAAAGCGTTGGCGGATTATAAAAACCGTATGGACAAAAAATTCAGAGACAAAGCTGACAAGGTGGCTAATATCTTATTAGATATTATTGAAAACCCTGATACTCCTGCTAAAACAAAGGTATCCGCAATTAAAGACTGGCTCGATAGAGCAGGCTTAAAACCTGTTGATAAACAAGAGGTAGAAGAAAAACGCTCTATTGATACATCTAGTAGATTAAGTCGAGACTTGATTAATAAATTAAATATGTTACCAGAAAAAGAAAAAGGCGAGGTATAATAACCTCGCCCATTTTTTTATTTATAATGCTTTTTCACTATATAAAATCTATTTTTACATAGTGTTAAGTCTTTGAGTACGAAGGATTGTCCTTCTGTCACGTTTAATACATGTGAATTACCACTTAATCTAACTAGACTTTCATCTATGCTAGATATACGCCTTGTGTTAAAATAATATACACAGAATTGCGTTGTATATATGTAAGTTGGTCTATTCATGATATTGCTCCTTGACTATAAATAAGTTGTTTATACATGTACAGTAATAGCGACCAGTAATAATACGTTTACTACTCATATCAATCATATCGTAATCTGCACGGAAGTCAAGCATTAGCTCATTTACCTTTAGTGGTAGCACTCCTGTTATAATCATCATGTAGCGGTCTATCCTATATTCTATGTATTTATATATCATACCGTAAAACTCCATACGTTTCCTTTATCTCAAATAGATTACTCATTCTAATCCATAGACATGAGGTATATTCTCTATCATCGTGATGTAGTCTTTTATAATTTGTCATTCGTATATTTCGTATAATGGCACGTTTATTATCTTTTATTAGTGGTTTTGGTGGATTATTTGTATGTAAAATCCAGCAATCCTTTGGTGCGAATACAGTATAACAAATATATTTCATATTTTTATCTCCTTGTACATATTTTTAATTTCATACATTTCATCCATGTTAGAATATATACGGCCAGATGTAGATGTATAATGCGGATTCATCTCCATGTAATTGACTAATATTACGTTGGTTAAATATACTGAGTTAGCTGGACCATCTTTGTCTATTTCTATTTTGTTATTTGTCTTTAGTATATAACAATCTCCCATACTAAAGATTCGATATGCGATTATTTCCATATTAAAACACCTTATACCTTCTTTTAATTCTATACGTCTTGTCTTTAACTGTTGTAATTTCTCGTGAAAAAGTCCTTAACCTATGATGATGTCCTTTTTCTGGGTGGTACTGATATAAATCACAATTATTCAGAAAAACAAAAAGTTGACCAGTTTCAAAACTTTCACATTCAATTATCCAACAGTCTGATATATTAAATACTCCGTATGCTATACAATCAATTCTTCTAACCACCTCATATTTGAATCAATATCAATCGTTCGACCATTTGTTTTTATTTCCCTTTTATAAAGAGTTTTGATTTCGTAAAGATATCCTGTTGTCAGACTCACAGGATATGTGTAATCCCTAGTACTTCCTGAATCCATACTTGCATATATAACACGAGATGTAGTCGTCATTTCTAGTTTAGTATACTTAGATTCTTTTAGTGGTTTATCTGTAATAATTAGCCCTTGTATGCTTCCATTGCAACTATGTATATATAACATATTATCACTCCTTTAATTTTAAGATTTTATGGCTCTAAGTTTTTGTTTATTAAATGAGCCTTCGTAATATGTTTTAACTTCGTATAAGACATTAGAAAGTTATGCAAATTGCGAGCCACCATGCGTTATATAATCCGTACCTACATGAGGTGAATATAGAATTATCATTTTAGTAGAGCTATATTCTACCATATCAGCATATTCTGTAAATGCTAGTTGATAGCGGTTCATATCGTAGCAGTTTGAATATAGTGTCGCTGTTGGATTATCGTTTAAATTTTGATAGAAAAATATAATGTCACTCATATTATTCAGCCTCTTTTAAAATCTTAGCAAGCAATTCTTTATTTAACACTTTAGGCGTATAGGTTCTACCACTATCCATGATACCTTTATACTTAATCATATCTTCGATAGCTTTAGTCAGCTGATAATCTTCTTTATATACATTGTAGACTGGTAAAAATAATTCTTGCATATCTTTATTACGTCTACGTTCTTTAGATACTTCGTATAGCACTTTAGAATACATATCACCTTGCTCTTGGTCCCCGTCATAGTTATTTTCAATTAGGTGACGAATGTCTGAAATGGCTTTATCCATTTCACCAACGCCTTGATACCAATCCATACGAGCAGAATAAATATAATTCATGACTTCATAAAAAGCTACGATTGTATCAAAAATTTCTTCTTTTGTAAAATTGTGTTCCATTGTATTATACCTCTTTCATCTTCTTTTTAATTTGACCTTCGATATTTGCAATTTGTATCGTAAAAGTTTTATCTAATCTATTTTCTGTTATTCTTAGTATATATGGTCTGGGTCTAACATCTATATAAGTTTTATAGTCCCGTGTACCATAAGCATATACAAGTATGACTGGTTTTTCTTTCCTACCAAAATACTCCTGTAATGCTTTATTTGCTATATCTTCTACTTCATATAAACTCTTAAACATTTTAATCCTCTTTGTCAAATAATATATATTGTAATTGTCCCCATAAAAATTTAATATCCTCTACCTTGTATGGTAATAGGCTATTTGTTTTTACTATGTCAATAATTATATCAAGGTAACCTTGACAATAGATAGCGTCTTCCCTTGTTTCCCTTTCAACTCTACCATGTTTTTGATAGTCTGCAATAATTAGTTTAGCTTGGTTAGTAACTATTTCAATTTTAGTATTGATATCCATTATTAAGTCCCACTTTTTATTAACCATTAATAAATACTTTGTTTGGTTTAGCGATAATTTCTTTTTTCATTGCATCAACTTCCGACCAGTAATGACAGAAATATCTATCAAATAATATACTCATTATAATATTCCTCCATCTACAATATAATCAATGACAGCTTTTTTAAAACTTGAAGTATTTAAACGATACTCGTCTATGCTGTCTTGTCCATATAAATAAAATATAAACACATCTTCATTTTGTCCTAGTCTATGTATACGGTCTTGAGCCTGTGTTAATAAAGCAGGTGACCAGGGGTATTCTATAAATACCGCACATCTACTAGCAGTTAATGTTAAACCAACAGCACTAGCTTGCAAGCTACAAATAATAATTCGTGTATCGTGTAGTTGAAAGTTGTCAATGTTGATTTGCCTTTGTATTAGTGATTGACCACCGACAACAACACTTGCATTAGGAAAGTGGGTATGTAGTGCTTTTCCAATATTTTTATGATGTACAAACACTACAACTTTTTCATCACGTTCTAACAACTGTTCTATAAAATCAATAGAGTAATTTAATTTTCGATACAAGACAGCTTTGTCAAGTCTTTCAATATCATGAAAGCTTCTAGGTGCTGGTTGCTTATATTTAATAATTGGTATTGGTACTATAGTTTTACTAGGTAATTTGTTTTCTAATTCTCCTTTCGTTCTTCTAAGCCAGATACTATCCATAACATCATGTAACTCCTGGATATTTGAACAGCCACTATAATCAATGCCATATTGGCTATATCTAGGATTACAATACTTTTCTAAAAATCTTTGTTTACCACCTACCTTGTGTATATTATTAAGAATTTCCATTTGAGTAACAAGTTCACGAGGTCTATTTAACATCGGAGTACCACTAACTAATATCTTGTATGGTATTTTCTTAGACCACTCTAATGCCAACTTAGTTCGTTGACTTGTATCATTTTTAAAAGAATGACTTTCGTCAATCACTAACTGTTTAATTGGTAGTCTCTTTATTTTAAATTTATATTTGTTCATCCTTTCATAATTAGTAATTATAATATTTTGTGTTAAATCATCTATATTTAATTGTAGACCAGTCCACATCTTAATCTCATTAGCCCAATTAAGCTTGAGTGAACTAGGACATATTACTAGAATTGGATATTGATTACGTCGAATCATAGCTTCAATAACCGTTCGAGTCTTACCCATACCCATATCATCACATATAAAGGCTGACGAGTTTTTTAATATAAAGTTAACTCCTTCTTGTTGATGCGGTAGTAAAGGTGCTATCATATATACACTTCCTTTACTTTATAGAATATTCTTTCGTTACCTGGTTCTAATCTCCATCTATCTAGTTGTTGAACATACAGATTAGAAAAGCCACTGTCACTAATATACAATACCCCAGTATCATAATTAAAGCGGTCAACATAAGCCCCATAATAGCCCTCCCCAATACTGATAATAAATTCATCACAAGCCTCCGTATTTCTAAATTTAAACAATGTTTCTTGCCATTTATAATCATGTTCGTGAAATAGACTCGCCCAGTCTATACTGATATCCATATTATCACCTCATCTATATAGTTCGATAACTTTGTATACTTGTGGTATATCTGCACGATATTTAGTAAATACTGTATTATGAAATATTTGTGTATTAGGTACATTCTGTATAGTCATATCTTCTGAAGCTATATTCACATTAATAATTTGTAGGATATAGTTGTGTCTAGTACTGGCGTATATAAAATAATCTCCGTCATTAAAATAATTATCGTATCTTTCTATATTAACCATAGTTCTTAAAACAACTCCTTTATTCTGTATAGTTTTTAAAGTCATGTGCGTATTTCCAAAATTCAGCACGATAATACCCATCATATATATGTATAGTGCGTATGCTCATAGATGTACTACCAGAACATATATTTTTGACTTCAAAACAGCACATTGCCCTATCTTCCATTATTTCATAGAATATCAGTATATTACCTTCTTTAATATTTCTATCATACAAGTTGACATCATACATTATAGTCTTCCTTAATTTGAAATAAATAATTAAAATCTTCTCTCTCTTTCCAAAATGTGGATTCCTCTATATCTTGCTTACCAGTTAAAATTAAAACTTTTAGAGTACTACTACCTATTTTCTTGTCTACTACCTTCAATCTAAAGTAATAACCGCCTTGTGAGACGAACATATATTCTTTGTTTTCTACGATAGAAGCGTCATAAAGTGCTATAGCTGACATACTAATACCTCTCTTTCAACTTATACATATTTTTAAGGTCAATGGTATTTTTAAAGAAATAGTTGCGAGAATGGTGATGATATAATGGGTAGTATGCTATATCCATATTGCGTGATAGGTTATTAACACTGAGTATTTTAAAACTCTTCCAACCTACATAAGAGTGCCATAAAATAATATCGTTGTCACTAAATATGTGATTGTATACATCCCTTTCATCATCTCTATCCGTTAGAGAATAGTTTATTATATCTGGGCAAGCATACTCAAGCGTCTTCCAACTTTGAAATATTTTACTCATTGCTTTGCCTTTCTAATAGCATTGTCAATTAAATCAGTTAGTTCTTCAAACCCAACAGTGAATGTTTGATAATCGTCATACAGTGTAAAATCTAAACTATTTTCTACATCATCAACAATTTTATTATATTTCTTTTCATCAATTTGTATTGTAATCATTTTATAAACTCCTTCTTTATTTTAAATATACTGTGATGATTCATAATAAGTTTTGCAAAAGAATCAAAATATCTTGTGCTATCTCCCATTCTTTTAAATTTTACTTCCATAGAGTGATACCCTACTCTCATATCAACGATTTCTACATCGTATACAATATGCTGATTAAATACATATGATTCATATAGGAATTTGTCACCGTCTTTAAAAAAATCTTCATACGTCATTTTGACCTCCTGCAAGGAGAGGGGCTGTTAAGCCCCTTTATAATCCTTGTCACCAGCAAAGATAGTTTTATTATTGACACGTTTGTTAATCAACGCACTAGGATAATCAACCCAGAATACCACACTGTAATTTTTGATGAGATAATCATATATGGATGTATAGTTATCATAAGCGAACTGAGTGAACTCGTCAATAAATTCTTCTACGGCGTCATCATCCATTTTACCAAAGAATACTTCTACTGGGTAGTATTTACGTGCTACACCGTCATCATCAATGGTATCTACCGTACCTTCTAAACATTCTGGATATGTTTTCTTTAAGAAGTCCTCATACGTTTTTGTAGTTTGATTGAGGTGTTCAGATACATCATCATAAGCACTATCATAACTATAATCGTCATAGTTATATAAGTCGTAGTCATAGTAAGATGTTTTCCAAGTTGTACGGTAAGTTTTATAAGAAGTGTTAGAATACCAAGCACCGCTTTCTTTACTTTCCGTAAACTCGCCTAGCATAATCACTTGACCACCATTACCTAAGAATACTAATTTGTTACCTTTGGTATGCTGTGCAAGTAATTCTTGTACTTGTTTTTTCCAAATTGCATTGCCAAGAGGGTAAGCCATTTCTTTAATAAACTGCATAGTATCACTATGTTTGGAAGCCATACCTAATTTAGGTGTATAAGAATGCAAGATACCATTGTGAACCATACCAACATCACAGTATGTATTCGCTTTACTCATAGCTTTATAATCGTCACTCACTGCAAATGGGTGACAAGTTGAAGGGGCAATTGCACCGCTCGTAGCAATACGGAAATGGAATACACGATGAATATCGGACGGAATCTTTGTAGCCTCAGCCCAAAATTCTTCAAAAGTAAAGAAGCCTTTTTTAATATGGGTTTTACCTTTAGTGGCATCCCAATACATTAAACCAGCACCATCATTGTTATAGTCAAAACAGTTTTGTAATTCTGTTTTATTCAATTCCAAACCTGCTTCATAAACTGCAATAACACACATATTAAATCTCCTTTTTATTTAACTAAAATATCTTTTAAAATAATGTAAACTTAAATTCTGTCTAACATTTCTTGATAGCCACGTTCTTCAGCTAATTTCTCAATGTTTTCCCAAGTGAAATCTTCCCAAAGACCATTCGCTAAGTCAGTTAAGACATCAGTCATTTGGATGAAGCTACGAATAACTTTAGCGTTGTAACTAGAGTTCCATAAACGAATTTCGATAGTATGTTCGTTTTGTACATTTACAGCACTGTATCGTTCGTAACGAGCTTGACTATAACAGTTCTCAAACGTATCGCAACCTTCTACGTCTGTTTTGTTAGCCCATTG